TAAGAGTTGGTTTAAGTACCACAATGCCAGATCCTAATACTAATAATTTTACTTCTACTACAGCTGGAGATACACCTAGTCCAAATTCTAGTGTAGATATATTTGATTTACAAAACTATAATGGTGATAGTAGTTATATGGAGTGGACTGTTGCTGGAGATAACACGACAGATAAGTATTTAGAAAAGGTAGATGTTCAAAATATAAACACTGTATATATAGTTGTGGTTTCTTTTCATGAATTTACTGATGCAAACACTACGCTTACAGAAACAAATAATGTAGATGATATATCTGTTAGAAACTGGACGTTTAATGATTATTTAAAATCACCAGCTGGTAATGAAACCGAGTCTTCAACTTGGAAAAACTATAAAAGTTTGACACACGCGGAGCATATTAATCAAAACTACGAAGATGATCTTCATTGGAAAATGAGGGGTAATAGATATGGTTTAGATCCTCAACACGCTCAGATTAACGGATCTTTCTATATAGATCAAAGACTTGGAAAAATACATTTTAGTTCTAATATAAGTGGTGAAACCGTAATATTAGATTATATAAGCGACAGTATAGGTACAGATAAAGAGATGCAGGTACACAAGCTAGCGGAAGAGGCTATGTATAAATGTATAGCATACGCAATAATATCAACTAGATCAAACGTACCCGAATATATTGTTCAAAGATTTAAAAAAGAAAAATTTGCTGAAACTAGAAAAGCAAAATTAAGATTATCAAATATTAATTTAGAAGAAATTACTCAGGTATTAAGAGGTAAATCAAAACAAATTAAACACTAGTACATGCCAGAAATTAAACAAAATTTTACCGGTGGTAAAATGAATAAAGATCTTGATGAAAGACTTGTTCCAAATGGAGATTATAGAGATGCGATGAATATACAAGTATCTACATCAGACAGCTCTGAGGTTGGTACTATTCAAAATCTTTTGAGTAATTACAAACTTAATTCAAGTCAGCAAGATTTGATTATAGGTAACAGTAAAACTTGTGTTGGTAGCATTGCAGATGAAAAAAATAACGCAGTATATTGGTTTTTAACAGCTGGCAATACTGTTGACATTGAAGATATTACAATGAATTATGATTTTCCATCAAATACTGGATCTACTCAAGAACCATATTTTAATGTTTTATCTCAAGGTTCTAGTATAATAGAATATAAAGACAACACTGTATCACCTGTTGTTGTAGAAGCATCAAGTCTTATAATACCTTTGAATGAATTTTTCCAGCAATCTGCTATAACTCAAAGCGGTATATTTTTAAACACTTTTTTAACATTTTTTACAAGTCAAGTTAATATTGTTATGCAAGGTATGAGCCTAACAGCTGTCCATGTTTTACAACCTTCTTGGTCTGCAAACCAACCTCCCGTTATAACAAATACTTATGATTTTTCTAACGGCGCCACTTATTCTACCGGTGGTCCTACTCCTACGACAGGTTTGTTTTCGCCAGTTGCTCCGGTTGTTGGAGCTGGTATTAACGCATTTATTGGTTCTGTTGGTTTAAGTTATACTCCTGATGATTTACTAACAGAGCTTAATGCTGGTTCTATTTTGGCTTTAGAGTTTAGTTTTTCTACAGATGATTATAAACCTCCATTAAACTTTCAAGCCGAAAACATAATAACAGGAATAAATATTATTGATGATATGTTATTTTGGACAGATAATTATAATGAACCTAAAAAAATAAACATAACAAGATGTAAACAAGGAACACCTGTAGGAAGTTATACAAGATTAATAAATGAAAAAACTAATATAGGGCTTATTGATAATATAATACTAGAAGAAAAACATGTTACAGTCATAAAAAAACCACCTAGTAAAGCACCTATTTTAGATTTAATAACAGGTAGAGATTATAGTGGTTTAGAGTTACCTTTGCCAGAAGTTTATACTGGAGCAATAACAATAGGTGTTGATCAAGGTGTTCTTGCTAACGACGATGATGACATAATTACAACTAGTAATCCTTTTAATTCAGATCCATATGATTTTTCTGGCGTTGCTATTGGTGATACAATAACCATAAGGATTAGTCAAGATATTTATGGTAATTCGCAGTTTTTACTTAAAGACTGGGCTATTGGTAGCACAGTAGTATTAAAAGAATATGATGAATTATCTAGTGGTTCTCAAGACCCTCCTTCAATACCAATAACAAACTATAGAATAAAGGGAGATATAGTAGGTGTTGGCACAAATGGCTTTACAGCAAGTGCAGCTTCCCCTGTTGAGGTAGAAATAGAAATAACGAACAAAAGTGGCTTTGCACCTACAGCAGACCCTGTTACACAACAAAGATTATACGCAATAGATTTATTTGACACTTACGAAAGGCTTTTTGAGTTTAAATTTCCTAGGTTTGCAACAAGATATAAATATAGCGACGGTGAATACTCTACTTATTCACCTTTTACACAAGTAGCTTTTGTACCAGGTTCTTTTGATTATCACCCTAAAAAAGGTTATAATTTAGGTATGACCAACTTGTTAACTAAAATTGGTGTTAAAAACTTTAGATTAAACGACACGCCTTTAGATGTAGTTGAAATAGATATTTTATATAAAGAAGACGCTTCTCCAAATATATATGTTGTAGATACAATTAAAAAAGATTCGGTTGATGATTATTGGAATGCAGATTTATATACAATAACACACGAAACTATTAAAGCTACCGTGCCTTCAAACCAATTGTTAAGATCTTGGGATAACGTGCCTAAAACAGCTTTAGCACAAGAAATAACTGGTAATAGAATTGTTTATGGTAACTATACGCAAGGTTGGGACGTTTTTGATATTGCTGGTAATCCTTATTCTCCTGAATTTAAAATAGATTTGTTAAACACAAACCATCCTTTAGGCTGGACTTCTTACCAAACTAATTCTATAAAATCTATAAAATCACTAAGAGAGTATCAACTTGGCGTTGTTTTTATAGATGAATATGGAAGAGAAACACCAGTAATATCAAATCCTTCTGGAACTTTTGAAGTAGATTATTCACGTGCTCCCGAGGCAAATAGGTTAAGAGTAGGATTTAAATCTAGTTTACCTCGAAACCAAAAGTATTATAAGTTTTATATAAAACAAACTTCTGGCGAGTATTATAATATGGCTATGGATCGTTGGTACGATGCAGAGGATGGTAATGTTTGGTTATCGTTTCCTTCGTCTGATAGAAACAAAATAGATATAGATACTTTTTTAATATTAAAAAAAGGTCAAGAAACTAACGAAGCTGTAGACAATAAATCTAGGTATAAAGTTTTAGCAATAGAATCTGAGGCGCCTGATTACGTTAAAACTAAAGTAACAAATATTGTAAGGGCAAAACATTTAAATACAGCTAATAGTAATGTTTTTGGTATTAACACCCTTGTTAATGCTCCAACGTCAGGTAGTGATGAGTTTACATTAAACTACAACTTTTTTTCAAATACTTCTGGTAGAAATTTACATGAAATAGAAGATGGTGAATTATATTTTTCACTAACAATGCAGGGTTCTAGTGTTAAAAGTAAAGAGTATAGAATAACGTCTATTACAACAGATGTTAACGATACTGGTGTTTCTGATCCTAAATATTACGTTAAAGTTGATGAGTTTTTAGGTGATGATGTTAATTTTATAACAGATGATCCAACAGGTCAAGCTTCAAGTGAAATACAAGATGATGCTGTAATTAATATAGTTAAACACAAAGTTGAAAATCTACCTATATTTGATGGTAAGTTTTTTGTAAAAATATATATAGACGATAATTTTAGAAATTATATTTCTCAAGACACTACTCTAGGTCAAACTTGGAGAAGAGTGAGTAGTAAGAAAGTATATTCTATGCGTAAAAACCATCACGTGTTGCACAGCACGAAAGCAACTGGTCACGGAGTTGATCCTAATGCTGGTCAAAACGGTGGTGGATCGGCGTATAGTCATGCTTTTGGTAAATTTGCTTCCTACTTTAGAAGATATGATTATGGAAATAAAGATTGGCATAATAATCAAATAGATTCTAACGGTGATTCAAATGGTACAATTGATGTTTCTACTTCTAAATATAGATTTCACTCACCTGGAAATGTTGGGACTGTAGAAGTAAATAGTTTTGATCCTAACGGTGCTCCTTGGTATAGAGAGTTTTATGATTATACTGGCTTTAATTGGAAAACCGTTAATTGGACATACGAAACTGACGTATATTTAAACGACGCAGACAGTGCAGCAATAGCTTATTTAGATGACAATAAACCTGCTGATCTACACGCGAGAGACAATGAGGTTTGGTTTTTAGATATGTATAAACACGTTGATAAGTCTACCGCTAGTGCTAATAATTTTACTCCTAACCAACTACCAAGTAGTCAAGGTGTACCTTTTGATCACAGTGATATGAACATCGGAGGTATTTCATCTTGGGCCATTGGATCGCCATCTGGTGACGCTTTGACACAATCAGGATCTAGTTATCATCATTTCAAACTAACGTTAGGCCCTATATTTTATGATGAAGCCGCTGGTAATGACAAGATTAACGGAGCCTCTGGATTTGCTGGATCAGGTAGTAATTTAGGTGTGTTTTCTAATTCTTTATCACAAACAAACGGGGTTCATTTTCCAAACTTTTTTGCTATTGGTACAGGAAACCCACATTATAATGATCCACCAACAACGAACTTTACTGATAGACTTGCGCCTGGTAACACTTGGAGATGGGCAGAAGATCCAAATAAAACAGAGTTCCACCTTAACAATCAAGTTACCGAACAGAATATTATAAGATATTTTTCACAAGGAGATTATACTAATCCTGGGCAAATGCTAATGGAGGGCGCAGGAGTTGATTATGCTAACGATCCTGACGAGCTTGGTGATGGTCATTTCAATGGCGCACAGTTATCTACTAACTTTAATAAAAGATGGCGGTGGGTTCAAGAACATGAGCCTGGAATGTTAGATTGGGTACCAGTAGATCAAGGTGGTAATCAACCAAATATAGGACCAATTACTCCAGCTGGTATAACAACAACCTTAACTACTTCTAATTACACCTCTAACGATGGACCTTATGGAAACAATGTTGATGTTGGTGCAACTGGAGGTGATGGTAGTTCGTCTACAGGTATAGATGACCATTATATTGTTGTTACTTTAGACTCTTATAATAGTGCAACAGATCAAAATGGAAATCCTTGTAGAGTAGTACCTGGTTATGTAGTTAGTTCGTATACAGATAAAGATGGCACGGTAAGAACACCAAGTGACGATCCAACACCTATTAGTGCGTCAAACGATGGCCCTTATTTAGTTGTTAAAGATGTTGATTTAAATAACGGTATGTATGGCGGCGCTCTTTCTGTAAAAATATATTTAACAGGTTATGTTGAAGCTTTAGACTTAGGACATACTATAAGTGTAGACCCTAATACAAGTATAACTTTTGTACAGGGAACTATGAACGGCTATAGCCCAAACTCTGCTGCTAGAATTAGTTTACAAAAAAGCACGACTGGTAAGGGTGCTTTTACAGAGAATGCCAGTGGTGGTACAAATGGTGCTAGCACCGGTTTATTGTATGCTGTTGGTTATACTATGGAGTTTATTGAAGCTAGTTATGACAATGAAGCTTTACCTGAAAATCCAGCTATATGGGAAACAGAACCTAAAGACTCTCCTGATTTAGACGTTTATTATGAGGCAAGTAATTTAATACCTATAGAATTAGAAAAACAAACAGATTCAGGTTTTTTACCTTTACTAGAAGAAACAATTGGGCAACAAAGTTATCAAATAGGTAGTTTTGAAAATTGTACAATTACCGCTGCCTCAAATGTAAATGGTTTTGCAATACCTTATGGAACAACAATATTGGCTTTAGAAGGAAATACGTTGCAGTTGTCTCAAGCGCCTGTAGTTATTAGTGGAAATGCAATAACGATTAGTAATTCTGATTATGTACATATAACCAAACCAGATGGTAGTGTTTTTTCAACTCTTGTTGAATCTATAAGTGGCAACGAGTTAACTGTTCAAAATTTTACTTGGAACGCTTGGCACGCTTTAAATTATTATAATTGCTATTCTTTTGGAAATGGTGTTGAATCAAATAGAATTAGAGATAACTATAATTTACCTTTTATTTCAAATGGCGTAAGAGCCTCTTCTACGTTAGAAGAAAAAATAGAAAAAGAAACAAGAAAATACGGTTTAATATTTTCAGGTGTGTACAACTCTATTAGCTCTACAAATAATTTAAATCAATTTATAACGGCGGAAAAAATAACAAAAGAAATAAATCCAATATACGGTAGTATACAAAAACTACACTCAAGATCTACAGCCGATGGTGATTTAATTACTCTTTGTGAAGATAGAATATTGAAAATATTAGCAACAAAAGATGCAGTGTATAATGCCGATGGAAATCCTCAATTAGTAGCTAATATAAATGTTCTTGGGCAAACAATACCTTATGCTGGTGAATATGGTATATCTAAAAATCCAGAATCATTTGCTTCTGAATCATATAGAGCTTATTTTACAGACAAACAAAGAGGCGCGGTAATGAGGTTATCAAGAGATGGATTAACACCTATATCTGATCATGGAATGAAAGATTGGTTTAGAGATAATATAAAGCTTAGTAACAAGTTAATTGGTAGTTATGATCATAAAAAAGATGAATACAACATAGCTTTAAAACAAGAAGTTAGCAATGTATTTGATATAAATTCTACTGGTAACCCTGGATATGTTGTTTCTTTCAAAGAAGATGTAAAAGGTTGGGTTAGTTTTAAATCTTTTATACAAATGGAAAGTGGTGTAAGTATGGCTAGTGATTATTATACTTTTTATCAAGGCAAAATATATCAACACCATACTGAATCTAATGGTTTTAATAGTTTTTACGGTTTTTCAGATCCTTCTACTATAACTTTTTTATTAAATGATAGTCCTAGTGTAGTTAAAAGTTTTAAAACACTAGTATATGAAGGTTCTCAAGCAAAAATAACACAAGACCTAGAAGACAACGAATACTTTAATTTACAAAACAAACAAGGTTGGTATTTACAAAACATACAAACCGATATGCAAATTGGCGCAAATGTTGAATTTATAGAAAAAGAAAATAAATGGTTTAACTACATTAAAGGCGCAGAAGGAAATAAAATTGAAGAAGAAGATTTTACTTATCAAGGTATAGGAGTAGTAAACGCTTCGCAATTATTAATAAATAACAACACAATATCATAAAAATATGGCAAACGGTTATGGAAGTTCACCTTTAGTTAGAACTAGAACTACTACAAATGGAATACAAGCGCCACCTGGTTTTCATTATATGCCAGACGGTACGCTTATGTCTGACGCTGAACACGAAAGATTATATAATGAAGATTTTAAAGAAGAAAGACCAAAGGTTATAAAAAGTTTTGTTATAGACTTAAAAAATATTAGTTCAAACGGTGAGAAAAGACCTTTTGTTATTAACGCAGATAATGGGGCTATTTTTAGTTTAATAGTATTAAACAATCATAATAATTATTATAATTTTGAAACACAAACTTTTACGACCACACCATATGAATTAAAAGATATTGTTGAAAACAACTCATATACAGGAACAATTAGTTTTCCGCGACTTCCAGATACTAACACCGATCATTATACTTTTTATTTAATATCTAGTTTAGAACACAATACGGTTCATACTAAATATAAAGAGGTTAGATATCCAGATAACACTATAGATTTTAATTCTTCCACGGGATCTGATTCTGCAGTTTTATTGAAAAAAATATATCAACACGCTGACAAAACTATTACGCTGTCAGCTATATCTCCAAATGCACTAACTGGTTTTACTAGTACGGTTGTAACTACAGATGCCATAACTATTGAGGGTAGTAAAACTAAACAAAAAATATCTTTTACTATAATAGCAACAGCCGCCGCTACTAGAAATTTTGTTGTAAAAAGACAACCCATAGAAAATGATTTTATGGCTTATGTGGAGAGAACTATTGGAAGCGCAGGTTTAGCTATTCCAGGTGAAGATGTTAGTAGTTCTACTTATTATAGATGGCCGATAAATAATATTGTTGGTTTACAAGAAGGTATGTTTGTTTTAGGTAATGATGTTACAGCTGGCTCTTCACTTGCTAATTATGAAGAAACTGTAACAAAAACATCCACAACATTAAAAAAAGGTTTAATTAGTAGTTCTTATACAGAAGAAGCTATTATAAAATTTGTAAAAGCAGTAGAATCAACAGCCCCACCTACTGTGACAAATGGCGTTATAACTAGTCAAGCTGGTAATATTGTTTTTAACAAAAAACAAGCAGATGCTTTAAAAGATAATGCTGTAAAAATATATGGCTATGGACCTTCATCTATTAAAAGCATTAGTGGTTATAATATTAAACTTAATAACTTAAAAGTAGAGTTAACACCGGTAACAACAACAACAACAAGCGCTGTTAGTAATAGCACTAGTGTACCTGTTGCAGAAAGAGACGGTATATTAGACGATGTGAGTACTGTTACTGGCATTGGTATTGATACTTCTTCGGCTGTACCTTTTGTTGATAGTGGCGCTGGTACTGTTAATGGCGCTGGGACTTTAGTTCTTAGTGCTGCACAAACTTTAGAAGATGGTATAACACTAACATTCAGTGGGGCTAGTAGAATAGCTACAATAACTGGTGATATCGAAATTTTAGAATCTGGCGCATCAGACGTAACTTTACGTCTTGATTTAGAAAAAATATTAACCGCAACATAATAAAACATGGCACTAACTACAGAAGCAGTAATAAATAATTTAAATTTTAATATAAATTTTTCTTTACAAATAGGTGATCTTTTGTATTGCAATCCTATAAGTGCACCTAGTGGTGGGTTTTCTATTTACAATACAACAAAGTTAATTGGTGAAGTAACAAAAATAAATTCTAACTCTATTGGGTTTAATTTTACGTCTCAGGGTTTAAATGCTAATCAAGTAAATTCTATATTTCAATTATCTACACAAAGCTTTATTACTTTTAAGAAAAATTTATCTGCAAATAGCAGTAGTTTAAAAGGTTACTACGCTTTATGTGAATTTAAAAATAATGATTATACAAACAAAAACGAACTATTTGCCGTGGGATCAGAAGTATCTATTAGCAGTAAATAAGTGACAAAAACTGTGACTATATTAGATATAAATTAAATTAAATTATGTCTAAAAACGAATTACAAAAAATAATTGATAATACACCTGCTAAATCTTATAGAGAAAAATTAAAAAAAATAGAAGATTATTTTATAAGTATTGAAGATGGTGTAAATGTTATAGGTAATGGTAAAGAAATAACATATGCCGAAGGACATTGGGAATACAAACATTCTTTTGCAGAAGGTTTATATATGAGAGAAATGAAAATGAAAAAAGGACAATTAGGTTTTTCTGCAATACATAAACATAGTTATGGGTTTTTTCTTTTATCAGGTCTTTTAGCGGGTACAAAAGAAGATGGTGTTGATGAGTTTGTGGCACCCTGTTATATTGTTTCGCCACAAGGTGCAAAAAGAATAGTGTATGCTCTCACTGATTGTACAATAGTTACGGTACACGCTAACCCAACAAACACGCAAGATTTAGATGAATTAGCGAAGATAAACGTTGTGTTTGATTGGGATGATTATGAAGAATTTTTAAAAAATAAAAAATGAGAATATTAATTAAAAAATATATATTATGGCTTGGGGTGCAATATCAGTAGCTGGTTCTGTTGCTGTAGGTCTTATGGGTATGGACGCTGCAAGTAAAAATAGAAAAATAGCACAAGATCAATATAGAGAACAAAAAAAAGAAAGAGACAGACAACAAGCGCTGTTAGATGTAGAAAAGGAAAGATATAGGAATATGCAGTTTAGAAATCCTTTTCAGGATATGGAAAACACTTTTGAGGACTTAACAATAAACCAACAACAAGCTCAATTTCAAGCACAGCAATCTTCACAGCAATTATCAGATGTGTTAGGAGGATTACGTGATGCTGCTGGAGCAAGTGGAATTGCGGGTTTAGCACAGTCATTAGCAAACCAAGGAGCTTTGCAAGTTCAAAGATTGTCAGCTAATATAGGACAACAAGAAGCAGCAAACCAAAGATTGGCAGCGCAAGGTGCTATGAGAGTGCAGATGGCAGAAAGACAAGGTGAACAAAACATTGAGCAAGCTATAAGAGATAGACAAGCTACATTGCTTGGTATGCAGATGGGTGAAGCAACTGGAGCTAATCAAGCTTTTGCTCAAGCTCAAGCAAACCAAATGAACGCTGAAATAGCACAACAACAAGCTTTAATTTCAGGTCTACAAAACGTAGTGTCAACTGGGTTTAAAGCAGGTGAAGCTGGAGCATTTGATTACTCTGCAGAAACAGGAAATCCGTTTTTACCAAATATATATGAAAAAATGAAAACTATAAAATTTCCTGGATTAGACGGCCCTATATTTCAGTAAAATTAAAAAAACAAAATAACTATGGCAGTAGACAATTCATTAATAAATTTATCTTTAAAGCACGGTTTATCAAAAGCTAAGATAGACACCCCGGACATGACTCCTTTGTTTAAAGGTGATCTTGCCGCAACAGCAAGTTATGCTAAAATGATGGACGATATGTTTAAAAGTTATATAGCGGAAGAACAAAAAATGGAGGTTGGTAGACAAAAACAGTTAAATGCATTTCAAAAAACATTAGTAGCACAAAAAGAAAAACTTGTTGATAAGGGCGAAACAATGAGTCAAAAAGTTGTTGATGCTTTAGATATGGAAATAAGAAGACTTCAAGAGGAGTTTATGGCTGTTAACACATTTGGTAAAGATGATAATGTTGAAAATCAAAGAGCAAGAACTCGTTTAAGTGCTGAGCTTAAATCGGTTATTAACGAAGCTTATAACGCTAGACAAACTTTTGAAACTTTATATTCAGTTCGAGATTCATGGATTGACGGTGCTATAGATACGGACGTAATAGCCGCTCAAAACAAAATGATGGGTGTTGATATAGATAACGATCCAGATGTGCAAGTAGGATTTATAGATGGTAAACTAACTTTTTATGCAAGAAACTTTAAAAAAGCATATAGAAGTGTTAGAAATCCAGATCCAACCTCTCAACTTGGTTTTTTAACAGAAGAGTACATGACGGGCGAGGCTGTTTTTAATATAGATCAAATGAGAAAAAATTTTCCAGCAGCTATATTAGAAAAAGACACTCAGTTATTAGCACTTGTAAATGACATGGAAGACGAAGCTTTTGAAAGAGGAAAATTAAAGTTAAATTCTGATATTAACATGGATGAAATATTATCTCAACTAGATGTTATAATACAAACGCCAGAACATTTTAGGAGTTTAGCTTTAAGAAGAGTTGGAATGGGTGGTAGTAATAGAAATGTAACACTTGGTAGACCTTCTTTTTTAACAGAATTAAAATTTAGTGGAAAATACGGTATACAATTAGAGTTAATGGATGCTACATTTTTAGAGTTGTTTTCTGAAATGATTGCTGTTCATGGTCAAGATGGTGTTATAGATCAAAACGATATTCAAAACGCCGCAAATCCAAAAATATTTAGAGAAAATTATAACTTAATGATTAAAGTCTTAACAGATATAGATAATCCTAACTTTAATCTTGAAAGATCAAAATCTCTTTTAAAGCAACATTTTGCAGAAATAATACAAGAAAAACACAGAATATCATACACAAAAGGATTACCAAAAGACTCTAAACAAACTACAATTGAATTATTTGGTAAAACTGTAGTAGCGCCAACAAGAGGTAATGAGGTTGAAGATTATAATACAGTACTAGCTATAGCTGAGGGCCAACAATATATTACTCTTGGTGGTAGAGAGAAAATAATATATAAGTTTGATCCAGATTCAGGTAATTATATAGCTCATGGGTATCCTAACAAAACACCTTTTAAAGGTGCTGATAGAACAGTTCACACGCGTCACGAATTAATAAATGTATATGGAGGTATATATAGTAACATTGATCCTAATTACGATTTTGATTACGAAGGTAGATAAAAATTATTATTAATATGAATAATATAGGAGAACTTGATATAAAAGAAATTACAAATATTAACAATATTACCACAAGTGATATTGTCAAGATGAACAAAGAGCAAATTACATTTGTTCAACAGCAGTTAATAGACCTTGGCGCTAATCTCGGTAAAACTGGTCCTAATAAAGACGGTGCTGATGGAGATTGGGGACGTATATCTATGGCTGCTTTTAGTCATTATAAGCAAGGCAAAAACTTAAACGAGTTTGTACCACCACCACCATTAAAACAAACAAAAACAACTGCCCTTGAAAGCTCCAATGCTTTAAAAGATGTATTAAAAGAATTTGTAATAACAGCACTAAACTCTTCACCATCCAGGTATAAAGAAGGTGTTGATTCTGGTAATATTTTAGAAGAAGATTTTGACTTCTGGAGTGTTATAGGTGAAAAATTTCCAGATTTACAAGGTTTTGATCCAGAATTATTAAACGCTTACGCTAGTACAATAGATAAAAGATCTTTTGATGCAAATCCTAATCAAATTCCTAAAATAGCAGACATTAATTGGGAAGAAATAAATTCAATGTATGCTAATGATTTTAATTTTTTAGAACCTTCCCATGCTTTAGCTAACAAAAATGGTAGAGGTACTGATGGTATTGTACAGCCTGTTGGATATTACCAAGACAAAGAAACAGAAGAAAATGATCAATATGGCGATGGTCTTAATGATAATTTTTGGTACAGAGGTGGAGGTCCGGATATGATATTGGGACCATATATGAAGTCAAGTGATCAAGGTAATACTTGGACTGAAATGACGGTACAAGAAATCAACTTGTATGAAAAAAATAAAAAAAGAAATGAAATTAATAAATACCGTAATAGCACGGATTTAGACAGTGAGCAATCATTAAAAAATTCTACAGCGTTAGAAAACGCATATAGATTTATGCCGTCGAAAAAACAAGAAGACGCTGTGGTTGCTAAAAATAAAAATGCTATTGATGATATTCTTAGTAAAATTAGAAAATATAATGCTTTAGTAGCAAAACAAGGTGATTATTATAATCCTGAATTACTTATCGTTGAAGGTTCGCCAAATCAAACACAAAATTATATTGTAAAAGATCAAAATGGAAATATTGTACATAATTTAGCTTGGGGTGTATGGGGAGATGACGCTTGTGAATATAGTGGTGGTACTGTTAAAAAAAGCGGTTACTTAGGTTGGTCGTGTAAACAGTTAAGAGCACTTGTTAATGATCCTAAATTTAAAAATGAAAGAAAATTACAACTGGCTATAAAGAGTAGTTGGACATATTTTAAATATATAAAAGCTAGAAAACTTTTATTTCTTAGAGACAAAGAAAGAGGATTAATATCTAATTTTTATGATGAGTTTGGTAATGATTCTCCATATAGACACATAACGGCTGTTCTTGATCCAAATTTTGAAGGAGTTCCTTTGTATAAAGTTTTTGATAACACTCCATCTGAAGGTGTTGGAGATGAATTTGTTCAAAACGGTGATTATTATTTAAACCAATCAAACGGACAAAAGTATCAATACATAGATGGTAAGCATGTGGTTCAACAAGAGTTTCCTTTTCAATGGAATACTGAAAGAAATATTAGAAGAGAGATGAACCAAATGTTTATTGATGAAGCTGCTGCTGAAATAACAAAAGAAAACATTGAAAGTTATATTGATAAAAATCAATCGTGGTGGCAATTATCGATGCCAAAAACACAAGCTAAATTAGCAAAAGACGCGGAGAAAGAATTAAAAAATATTACTAAAGAGGCGAAAGCAAATATTAAACTTTTAAATGCCTCTATAGCTTTTATTGAAAAAAATAGTGTTGAAATAAAAAATTTAACAGCGTTATATGAAAAAAAATCTAAAGAAAAAGCAACCTATTTTACAATTAAATCAGAGCAAATTGAAGCAAGTTTTAATGAATTAGGAGAACCAGTAACATATGGTCCTTTTAAGTGGGGTGAGTTTCAATATAACCAATATAACGCCCTTGTTCAACAAGCTAATGATTTAAAACAAGAGTATAACGTTGCTCAAGCAGAGTTAGAAAAAGATCGTCTAGAGATAAAAACCTTACATGAACAACAAAAAAATAATGTAATCATGTACAACGGATATTTATTAAAAGCAGAAAGTCTTGTTCAAGACGAAACAGAACTTGTTGAGTTTTATAATCATATATCAAAAAATGGACACGCATTAACGTTTGGCGCATATAAGTTGTTAGGTAGCGCAATAGATATAGTTGGTTCAATTGAAAGCTTAATAGCTGAGGTACCTATGAATATAGAAAAAGTAATACCAGGTAATTGGTCAGATCAATATCCAGTTATTGTAGCTCTTACAGAAACGTTTAAAGGTTGGGGTGATAGTTTTGAAGAATGGAGGGGTGGTATGCCTGTTTTTAAAAATGGTCAATTTACCGGTCAATACACTAGCGGTTATAAAGGTGAGTGGAATAAGTTTTCCTATGAACTACACAATGGCGTAAGAACAATGCCAAAGTGGGGTCAACTTGAATCAGCTGAAGATTATGGCAGGTACACGTGGGGATCTGTAACTCAATTTTTACCACAATTAGGTATTTTATATGCCAGTGGAGGTACAGCTGGTTTAACTATTCTTTCTGCCTCAGCTGCTGGTAGCAGTTTAGATCGTTCTAGACATAGTAATTTTCTTGGTACAACAGACTATAGCGAGGCTCAAAGATGGATGCATGCTAGTCTTATGTTTGGGGCTGAGTTTGTTACCGAAAGAGTTACACTTGGTTTATTAAGAGGGAAACTTAATCCTTTAAATAAACGTGTACACACTGGCTTTGTTGATAGTATGAAAAAAACTTTACAGCCTAAAAGTTTATTGCTTGGGGGTTACTACACGCTTAGTGAGTCGCTTTCTGAAGGTGCAGCAACATTGTTTGGGCAAAACGCAGGTGATAAATTTATTTATGGTATGAACGAAGTGAGTTTGTTTAGAGACGTTCCTGAGTCTATGGTTCAAGGTGTTATTATGGAAAGAACTATTACGATGCCTGGTCTTTTAGCTAATAATTTTATAAGACCTTTTGTAGGTAGAACTTATGAGAGCCAAATAGATATATTTAACAATAAATTAAAAAACATTGAAAATCAATTAAAGTTTAAAAACTTAAGCAAAAGTAAAAAAGCTGAATTAATCAGCAAGTGGATGGACCTTGTTTTAGAAAAAAATGATTACATCAAAAACAACAACGAAAACGTTGATATGATGAGTGAAAAAGAAGTTGAAGAATTAATAGAAATAGATCAAAAACTTCATGAGCAAAGAAAAAAAGAAGACGATATAAGAGAGGATAAAGACTTAAGTAGAGAAGAAAAAATTGAAGGAATAAAAGATAGTCGTGTAGAAGAAAATAAACTAAAAGATAGAAGAAATCAAATTGTAGAGCCTTATGAAAATGTTGAGACTAGAGAGAAAAAGGTTAAACAATATGAAGAAAATAAAAAGTGGCTTATAGAGAAAATTAAAAAATACAACGATCGTAGAGATAAAAAATATGGTGTTGGTAAAGGCGCTAGACTTACTTTTGAAGAGCTTGAAACATATGAAAGTGTTAAAGATTATTTTGAAGATTTGTTTATGGAAGATGCCGCTCTTATTAAAGAAGAAATATTAATGTTTGAGGAGTTATTAAAAAATCCTAAAACACCTAGAATTCAAAAAAATAAAATACGTAAAGAGTTAGAAGCACTTAGAGCAGAGCAGCGTGATAACTTTAAAAGAATGAAACAAGGACCTAACTCTCACGGTTTTATACATAGACGTAGAGACGGAAATACTACTATATATATAAACAAACAAGTTTCTTTATTAGATAAAAATGGAAATGTATTTGTGGCCGCTCATGAGTTTTTACACTTTGCTTTGCAAAACACAATAAAAGGTGATGACTCTATTAGAACTAAATTAGGCGATGCATTACTTGAATACACTAGCACGTTGAAAACTGATAGTACTTATAAACTTAGACAAAAACTAAGTAGATATGGTACTTTTGACAAAGATGGAAAGTTTAGAAAAGATGCAAATTTTGGCGAAGAAGTTATTACTTTAATGTCTGAATCTATATTAGATGGTACATTAGAATATAACGAAGGATTTTTTACTAAAATAGGTGATTTTATAAGACAGACTTTACAAAGAATAGGAATAAAAGGTATTAAATTTAACACTGGTAAAGACGTATATAATTTTATAAAAGATTATAATGCTTCTATGAAAAAAGGCTATGAAAGTAGTGCTATTAACAAAGTAATAGATAATGGAGCTAAAGGAATATTAGTTGAAGGAGCAAAAGACAAAGGTAATGATTATTTTGCATTTTCTAAAACATCTAAAAAAGAGATTGACGATTTAGCTAATATGGGTTGGGACAATAAATCTTGGAAAGAACAAGGTTATAAATTTGCTATGGGTGAGTTGCAAGAAAATAGATTACTTGATGGTTTAATTAGAGCACAATATAAAGTAGAAAACGTGCCACCTGATTTTGTTAGTGATGTATATGCACAACTAACTAGACATGTAAGAAACTTTAATCCTGAAATGAACGATAGCTTGTTTGGCTGGATAAATAGTCAATTACACAATAAAGCCGCTGAGGTTTATAATAAAATTTATAAACAAACAGCAGAAGGAAAATTTGCAAAACCTATAGAAGATAAAACCAAAGAGGGTGAAACAAAAGTTCAAGTAGCTGCTGAAAAAGATGTTGATATGGAAGCTTTTGAAACAGAAGATATATCACCAGCGGCTCGAGCTAGAAAAAAGGCTAAAACTAAAGCTAAAAAAGAATCTAAATTTAGAAAAGTAGTTGGTTTTGAAACTGGAAGTCAAATATATAACGAGATTCTTGATGCCGCTAAAAAAAGTTTAATAAGAGCATATGCTAAAACTAGAAATATTAAAGATGTTGCCGCTAGAGAAAGAGCTGTGCTAGAAGAGTTACAAAAAGAACATAACAACCTTAATAGTCCTTTATTTAAACAAATTAAAAACTGGTTATCATACGGTATACCAAAAGAAGTTGTTCCTAAAGGCACTAAAGATATATATCTTGAAAACTTAAAACAGTTTAGAGAAGATATAGTTAAACTTATATCAACAGCTGATTTTGTGCAAATAGAAAGACTTATAGCTGAACAAGATAAAATTTTTACTAGATTTAAAGGACAACTCACTAGAAAAGGAGACGTTGAAAAAGCTGTGAACGAAGGTAGATTACCGCCAGATGCTTTAAGAAAATATGATAAAGACAAAAAAGTTCCTGAATACGACAAGGTAATACCTGATCAAACTCAAATTATAGAATATGCTGATCAGCCTGGATCTATACCTTCTAAAAAAGATCCTACTAAAATGGTTAGAAGTGGATTAAAAGGTACTAGAAAAGATGGTCTTACAAAAAATATTGTAAACGGATTAGTACTAGACGCTGTAATGGAAGCTAGACAAAGTAAAGAGGTTCAAGATATGTTAGCTGAAATGGATGTAGATGCTACAAGCGTACAACAATTAAGCGTAACTATAGGTAGACCAGCAGATGTTATGTTTTCGCGTGCTTATGACTCTTCTAAAATAATTGATTTATTTGAAATAAATAGAAAGTACAAGTCTAAGTTAATGGGTCAAAACCAAATAAATAAATCTATAGATTTTCTTAACTATTTAATAAACTCTACAGAACCAACTGGTAATTACGGTTCTGTTGTGCGAATAGCAGAAGTATTAAAAAGTGAAATAGAAAGAGGTGGTACTTTTTCTAATATAGTTGATCGTACTTGGAATCAAATACAATTAGAAGGTATTGCTAATTATCAAATTGAAAGCACGCTTTATGATGGTGCTTTAACGCCAAAACATTTAGATAATTTACTAGGTAAAGCTAAAAGATTTTCAGATGCACAAATAAGAAATATAGCTTTTCCTAAGATTGTTGAAGATTTACAACAAGATTATAAAAACGCTGATAAGGATGCTAAAGATCAAGTTATTATTGATTGGTTAAAAAACAATAGTAAGTCATCTAGAACAGCAAAGGTAGTTTATAATGGTGTAACTATAACTACTAACGAGCAGATATATGAATTAATAATAAAATCACTTAATAATAAAAAGTTTAGTGTAGATTTTGTAAACAAAGAAAAAACAAAAAAAGCTATATTTTATCTTGGTAATCAATTAACAACTTATAAAAAAATAATTGAAATAAAAATAGATCCAAGTGGTTCTGTTGAAATCATGATAGAAGAAGCTCGTAAAACTAGAGATTATATTATTAAAGTTATTAAATCTGATAAGTCTATAGAAGATAAAAAAGCTATAATTAATTTATTATCAGTAGATCAAGTTGGAGCTGTTAGGAAATTATCTAAACCAGCTGGTCATATAATAAATTATAAAGGTAAAACAACATTAGAACATAGGCCACCAGTAAATGAAATTAAACAAGAAATAAATAGAACTATTGAAAATCCTTCAAAAGAAAATATAAAAGCTTTAGAAAAGATGTTAGATAATTCTTATGTTATTTTATTACCTACAACACTTAGCAAAATAATAGATAAAACAAATAAAACAAAAGGTGATTTACAAACCGTAATGAATCTACCTCAAGTTCAAAAAGAAATACAAGAAAAAGGGTATGAATTTGACAACCGCACCGATATTCAGTTTAGTAAAGTAGAAGATAATGCTAAAATTATAGATGAAGCAATTTTAGTTTCTCGTTTAAACAATCTAACGCGTGGTATAACTGTTTTAGATTTTGATGATACTTTAGCAACAACAAAGTCAATGATTAGATATACCAGGCCAGACGGTACTAAAGGTAAACTAAACGCAGAGCAATATGCCGCTACTTATGAAGATTTATTGGGACAAGGTTATGAGTTTGATTTTTCAGAATTTACAAAAGTTGTAAAAGGTAAAACAGCGCCGTTGTTTAAAAAAGCTTTAAAACTACAAAGTAAATTTGGCCCTGAAAACATGTTTGTTTTAACAGCTAGACCAGCAGAGTCTGCAAAAGCAATATATGACTTTTTAAAAGCCAATGGCTTAAATATACCTTTAAAAAATATAACTGGTTTAGCAAACTCTACAGCTGAAGCAAAAGCATTGTGGATAGCTGATAAAGTTGCCGAAGGTTATAATGATTTTTATTTTGCTGATGATGCCTTGCAAAATGTACAAGCTGTTAAAAACATGTTAGATCAGTTTGATGTTAAATCAAAAGTACAACAAGCTAAAATACAGTTTAGTAAAGCAGGTAACTTAAACAGAGAGTTTAACAAGATAATTCAACAAACAACTGGTACTCAAGCTGTTATAAAATTTTCTGATGCACAAGCTAAATTAAGAGGTAACAAATCAAAATATAAATCAATAATACCAGCGTCAGCACAAGATTTTGTTGGTTTGTTATATAACTTTTTAGATAAAGGAAAAAGAGGAGAAAAACAAATGGAGTTTTTTAAGAAAACTTTAATTGATCCTTTTTCACGAGGTATAGATGAATTAAATGCTTCTAGACAAATAGCTTCAGAAAACTACAAACAATTATTAAAAAGTTATAAAAATATTAAAAAAGACTTACCAAAAAAACTTAAAGAGTTTGATGGTTATGAAAATGTAGAATTTACCGTTGATCAAGCTATTAGGGTTTATCTTTGGAAAAAAGCAGGTTTTGAAATACCTGGTTTATCAAAAAAAGATGCTACGTTATTAAATAATTTTGTAAAAAATGATGCGGAGTTAAAACAGTTTGCAGATAAAGTTGGTAGAATATCTAAAAGAAAAGAAGGTTATGCTAAGCCAAGTGAACACTGGTTGGTTGAAAACATAAATTCTGACTTGTTGAGTGATGGTGCTATTGGAGATGTAAGATCTAAATTTTTAAACGAATTTATACAAAATAAAAACGAAATATTTTCTAAAGAAAATTTAAATAAAATACAAGTTATATACGGTAAAAACTTTAGAGAAGCTTTAGAAGACATGTTATTTACCATGGAGACTGGTAGAAACAGAAAACAAGGTACTAATAGGCTTGTAAACATGTATATGAACTGGGTTAATAATGCTGTTGGTGCTATTATGTTCTTTAACATGAGATCTGCGTTACTGCAAACTATATCTTTAACTAACTATATAAATTGGAGCGATAACAGTATACTTGCAGCAGCAAAAGCATTTGCTAATCAAAAACAATACTGGGCAGACTTTGTAATGATATTTAATTCTGATTATTTAAAACAAAGAAGATCTGGTAACAGAAGAGGTATTAATGAAGCAGAACTTTCAGCAGCTGTTGCAGCTAGTCAAAACAAAGCTAAAGCAGCTATAGCTTGGTTGTTACAAAAAGGGTTTTTACCAACACAAATTGCAGATAGTTTTGCTATCGCTAGTGGTGGAGCTGCTTTTTATAGAAATAGAGTTAAGTCTTTAATGAAAGAAGGTATGACTCAAAAAGAAGCTGAAAAACAAGCATTTTTAGATTTTCAAGAAATAACAGAGGTGTCACAGCAGTCATCTAGACCGGACATGCTATCTCAACAACAAAAAAGTCCATTAGGTAGATTAGTATTAGCGTTTGCTAACTATCCAATGCAGGCTGGTAGAATTATAAATAAAGCCATTAGAGATATAGTAAACAAAAGAGGTGATACCAAAACTCACATTTCAAAAATAATTTATTATGGCGCTATCATGAATATTATATTCCACGCTCTTCAATCAGCTATGCTTGCTATGACTGATGATGAAGAAGAGTTTGATAAAAGAACAGATAGAGCTTTAAACAGTATGATAGATACTTGGTTAGTAACTATAGGTTTTGGGGGCAGGGCGGTTAGTGCTGTAAAAAATGCGGCAATAGAATACCAAAAACAAGATGCTAAAGATACTGATGAAGAGTTTTTAACAAAATCAGATCATACGTATACAATACTACAGCTTTTAAGTTTTTCCCCGCCTATAAGTTCTAAAGTAGGAAAGATATATAGATCCATACAGTCAAGAAAATATAATAGAGAAGTGTTTAAAAAACGAGGTTTAACATTAGATAATCCTATTTGGGGTGCTGTGGGTAATGTAATAGAAGGTTTTACAAACATACCGCTTGGTAGATTAGCAAATAAAATGTTAAACATAGATAATGCTATGGATTCAAGTAATACTTACTGGCAAAGAGCTGCTTTGCTTTTAGGTTGGAACACTTGGGATTTAGGTATTAAAGATCCAGATATAGAAGCTACTAGAGCTGAAATAAAGCAAGAAAAAACAAATCAAAAAAAGATAAAAACGCAACAAGAAAAAGATTTAAACAAAATAAATAACGAAAAAAAGAAAGAAGAAGCTAAACAATATAAAGAAAAAATAAAAAAAGATCCAAACTTAGTAATTGAAAAATCTTTGTTTGATTTAAATAAAGAGCAACAAGTAGAACTTTTGAAAAAATTAGGTTTAAAAGATGATGAAATAAAAAAATTAAATTATGAATCTAATAGAGTAGAAAAAATATCTGATTTAAAAAGCAAAAAAGAAAACAAAAAAATAATAGAAGAATACTTAAATGAATATATAATAAAAACGCTAGAAGAACAGTCAAAAAGAAAAACCTCAACAAGAAAATCTTCTAAGAGATAATAAAGTAAAGATTTAAAAAAATAAGTGATTATATAAAAATGGTGAAAAAACTAATAATATTACTGCTATTACTACCTAGTTTAGTAGTTTGTCAAACTTTTAAAAAGGAAGATATTGAAGACTTGTTAAAGTTTTCTACATTTTACGCCGCTGTAAACGGCGGTACATCATTATCTGATGTTGATGTATTTTCTGTAGACAACGGTTTATCTACGCAAACTATATCAACTCCTTATGACTATAATTTTACCATAGGTTTACGTAAGATAGCTAGGTTTGGATATGAAAATAAAGCTAATACTTTTTATGATGGCACGGAATCTAATTACAGTGACGCGGCTACTGTGGGTAAAGTTAGAGGGGTTGAGTATTTATTTGAAGTAGATTATAAAAGACAAGAAGGCGTAGACTATATGGATCAACATCATTTTATTAGATTTAGTTCTGACGATGGTTGTCCTGATGAATTATGTGTAAACTTTTTTGCTCTAAAACTAGAGTACCTTGAAGATGGTTTTGCAGATGTAAAATATTTTGAAGCGTCAGAACGTTATAGACATAGGAAAAATGCTAATTTATCTTGGAATATAGGACTAACACATCGTTTAGCCGAACCATATGGTTATAATGCCTTAGATGATTGGATGTTAAGTAATGGTAATATTCATTATACTTATTTAGCGTTAGAAGAAGGGTATAATGTTGACGTTGCAAATAGCCAGTATTATAATCCGAACGGAGAATTAGTTGCTACTAGCGCTGAAGTTTGGGAAGCTGTTGTAATACCACAAGTCCTGTCAGATTATACTGAAAAGAAAAGAAATGAATTAAAAAAAACAATACAACACTCTATAGTTGTAGGGTTTGATTATTATAAATATAGTAAAAACACATGGTTACATGCTTGGGGTAATTTACTGCCTTGGCATTACGATGATGGTAGTGAGTTTAGTTATCATAATTATGTCGATGGCCAATGGTATGATTATTCTGGTGGATTAATTTATGGTATAAAAGTAAACAAGCAGTTAGGTTATTTTATAGAAGGTAAATATAATAAGTACTGGAACAGAGAATGGTACGATTTTAAAATAGGATTAAATTATACAGTTTTTTAAAATGGCAAAAGAATTAAATGAAGATACTAGTTTTAAACTAAGTATTAAAACAATAATAGGAGCTGGGTTTGCAATAGCAACTTTAGCTGGTATGTGGTTTACACTACAAGCAGATATAGCAGACGCAAAAGAATTACCTGCTAATGAGTGGAATCCTGAGTGGATAGAAAAACTACCACCAGATGAAGTTACGCGTATGGAGTTTCAAATGAAAGATGAAATGATACGTAATACTATTATGACAACACAAGAAGATGTTAAAGAAATAAAAGAGTCGTTAGAAAAAATAGAAGATAAATTATATAATAGATAATGGAAAATTCTGAACTTACTTGGCCTACTAGAATTATGTATATGTTAATAATTACTTTTATGTTATTAGCTAGTATTGGTTTTGGTCAAATAAAAGTAGTACAATTTAATGCTGGTTGGAATAAAGCTAATGATGTGTCTTGGGTTATGGATTTAAAAGACTGTAAAACTAAAGCTTATACTGATATAGCTGCTAATCCTAATGAAGCTAAAAAATATAAAATATCATCCGTACCTACTATAATAATATTTAAAGATGGTGAAGAAGTTGCTAGGTTTCAAGCTGACCTTAGTTTTACATTAGCAGCAACAAAAGAAGAAGTGCAAGAAGAAATAAGTAATCAAATAATGAGCGATTTTTAATTATGCCAGGAACACATAGACAAAACAGTATGTTTAAAAAAACTAAAGGATACATTCAAGATGGTAATCCTTTTCCCGTAACTAGTTGTGGTAGACGTAGAAACACAGGGTCACCATTACATAGTAACGAGCCGCGCAAAACAACAAAAGGTAAAGGTAGAAACTTTAGAACAGTCGAAGAGGGCGCTGGGATGACCGCTAAGGGAGTTAAAGAATATAGACGCAAAAACCCTGGAAGTAAGCTTAAAACAGCTGTAACAGGAAAAGTTAAACCAGGTAGTAAAGCAGCAAAACGTAGAAAATCTTTTTGCGCAAGATCTAAAGGTTGGACTGGAGAAAGAGGTAAGGCGGCAAGAAGAAGATGGAAATGTTAAAAGATTTTAATACATCAAGTTTTAAAAAACAAAAACCTCCAAGTGATAATTCTATTACTACTAAAAACGAAATAAAAGAATTAAAAAAAATACCTATTAAAAAAAAGTTTGTTAAAGAAATGGATGATGGAGGAGCAAACTTTAAAAAAATAGTTGGAAACGATCCGCTAATTGATAAATTAATATCAAGTTCTTTACCTGTTATAATGAAATTAAAAAAACATTTTAATAGAAAAAGACCAGCTGTGTTGGCAAAAGAACAAGGTATAGAGCTTAAAGATATAAAATTAAAATCAATGGAAACTCCAGCTTATCCATCTGGACACGCAACTACAGCAACATTGTTGTCTTTAGTTTTGTCTGATAAATATCCAGAAAAAGAAAATAAGTTAAAAAAACTAGCTAGAGATATAATTCATAGCAGATCAGTAGCTCACACGCATTATAAATCAGATAATATTGCGGGTGAAAAATTAGGAAAATTAATGTATAACCATATTAAAAACAAAGTATAATGGCAATGAAAAAACCTTCAGCTGCAAAAAGAATGAAAGCAGCACCAACAAAAGCAATGGGGAAAAAGTCTCCAGCAAAAGCAATGGGGAAAAAGTCTCCAGCTAAAAAAGCATTAGTAGGCAAGCAAAAAAATTTACCGCCTGAGTTAAAAGCTAAAATACTAGCTTCACCTGCTAAAATGTTAAAACCATCAGCAATGAAAATGTTTAAAGCTGCTGCAACAAAAAGAATGAAAAAATAATAATATGAGAACAAATACGAATAAATTTAATAGCGTTTTTAAAAAGAAAAAAATGAAAAATCCTTGTTGGAAAGGTTATGAAGCTATTGGTATGAAAAAAAAGGGAGGAAGAACTGTGCCTAATTGCGTACCTAAAAAATAAAAATTAAATGAAAAAATTATTACTATTATTGTTATTACCAATATTTAGTTTTTCACAAAATTGTGTACCAACATTAACAGCTACAGATACGTGTATGTATGGTTATGCTAGAACTTGGGTAGAATGGCAACCATTAGATAGTGGTTGTACTATAGCTAATGTTCATAGAGGAACGCCTTATAATACATATTCTTGGAACTGGTATGATCAAAATATAACTAATTATTCTTTTTATAATAATTATAGTCCTGGGGATCCATTTGCTAGCTCGGATGGTTTTTGGATGTTTTTAGAAATGACTGACGGTACTTTTACTGATACAATATATGCTAGTGAGTTTACATGTATTGAGGGTTGTATGGATCCTTCATATGATAATTATAATCCATTAGCTAATATACCAGACGTATGTTTAGCAATACCACCACCGCAAGATGATTGTGCTGATACTACAAAAACCTCTATAACCATTGAATTTATACCAGATACGTACGCAGGCGAAACATCTATGCGTATATTAAACCAAGATGATAGTACCTTGTTTTTCTTACCGCAAGGCTACTTTTACAATATAGGTACTGGTAATTTGTATACTCAGACAATATGTGTACCTATAGATGATACGGTAAGATTTATGATATATGACTCGTATGGCGACGGTATATGTGGTAGTTGTTTTGGTGGTGTGGATGGTTATGCTTTAGTTACAGACGAGTGTGGTGATACTATATATAGTTTAACACCTGGTGATAACTTAAACTTTGGTAATGGAGATACGTCAGATGTATTTTTAATGAAAGACTGTAGTTGGATACCTGTTGTTGGTTGTCCTAATCCAGCTTACTTAGAGTTTAACCCAGCAGCTGATATAGATAATCCAGCGTTATGTGTTACACCTAGAGTAATAGGTTGTATGGATAGTACTATGTTTGATTT